TGACACGTAGAGCGTTTATGAAATTAATGGGAGCTGCCGGTGCAGGTATCGGTGCGCTTAAAACAGGACTATTAAGTATTGGTAAAAAAGGTGCTGCTGGTAAGAAAGCAGTCGAACAGGTTGTGACCACACCATCAGTTCCAGGTAAACCGGAATGGTTTGATGCATTAGTTAATAAAGTTATTTTAGAGGGAGATGATGTAACAAAACGATTCGCAACTAAAGAACGTGAGATTGTTCACACTAAAAAATTAGAAGAAGGTAAATTTGCAGATGAGGTAACTGTTTATAGAGATTTAGATGATGGAACTGTTAGAGTAGAATACAGTTCTGTTGATAATATGTCAGAGGCACCAGTAAATTTAACTTTTAAACCAGGCATTGCTGATGAGGCAACCAAAGGTAAGCCTGCTGATACATTTCAAGCAGATGAGATAGTTCCAGAATCAAGAATGGTAGGTCCTGATGATTTTGAGATAGAGGATGCGGTTGATGAATTTGATAATGTTACCGATCTAAACTCTGATGTTTCTAAATTAAAACAGTTTGCCGGTGAAAAATTAACAACAAAAGAGATTGTAGAAGGTATTAACAAAAGAAAAAGAGCAAGAGCGATTGTAGAGAATCGTAGTGAGGCTGCAGATTTTATGACATCGAGACAGGGTGATTATGATCCAAGTCCTGATGATTTTGCATCAGGCGGTATCGCAAGAATGTTGGGAGAATAATGACTCCAAAAGAATACTCACAGATGATGGCATATCTCACACGACCAGCTATGGCTC